CGTCACGCACAGATGATGCAGAAGCAGCGTAAAACAGACAGTGTTTCAAATGTCGATCCAATGATCGATTGGACCACCTCTGACTATCAACTGCAATTACAGCAAGACAAAAACAAGGATGATAATCATGAAATTCAATGAACGCACAGCCAGTCTTGAATTGGCACGAACCATCGAACAGAACAAACAGGATGATTTAAAGGCAATGAATAAAAAGACTATCGACGATGAAGCCAAGCGTAAGCAGTCAGTCAATCAGCAATTTTGGCACAGTATGAAAGAAATCATCTTCATGATTGCTTGTGCAGCCATTGCTATTTATACACTTATTCATTTCGCGGGGTAGGTCGTGGAACAAAAAGAAATGCAGTTTCAGCCACTGAGTCGCTACCCGAAAACTAGCGGTACGCCTGAATACGCAATCAAGGCATTTAAGCGCAAAAACGGCTTTATAGATTTGGATGACCCGGAACAAAAGCGCAAATTCGTATCAGGCGATAAACCTATTTTTAATCCGGCCATGGATGGTGAGCGCAAAAGAGGTATTAAAAAAGCCAAGGCAGAGCACGAGCAAGCGCTAAAAAACCTCAAGCAAGGCACCGCCAAGACACGAGTTAAGAAAAAGAAATCAGTAGGCAGACCAAAAACAGCTACAGAGATGCCGACCGCTAAGGGTCAAGAAGTTTTAGAAATACTGCGAGACAAAGGTTTTTACGACGTATCTGACTGGATCCTGTCGCAAGTTTATCTAAGCAACATCATTGGACAGATTCGCGAGCTGGGTTACACGGTAAATATGCCCACAGGTAAAAACCAAAAAGCTGTGCGCTACGCGATGGACAAGCAATAAAAAAGCCCGTCAGAGGCAACTGACAGGGCTTTCAAAAAACTTTACAAGAAACTGGAGTATATCACCATGAATACCGTAAGAAAAGAGGTTTATCAAATGGAGAGGTTTACAGCAAAGCCGAAATGGTGGAAGGCGCTAAAGCACAAACAACGCCTATCACATAGCGAGTACATGGTCTTAGACACGATATACGACAAAACTATCGACTGGGGCAAGCTGACAGACAAAATCGCCATATCTCAATTTGTAGATGAACTCGGATTGAGCAACAGAGGTGTGATTGACGCCATTCGAGCACTGAAGAAAAAAGGCTTGATTTTTGTGTTAGGTCAAGACCGAAAGACAAACACAATCACTATAAAAATGGATAAATGCGAAGTCCTAGCAGCTTCAGAACTTGTGAGAAATTCTCATAAGGCAAAAACACCAACTTGTGAGAATTTTTCACAAACTTGTGAGAAAAACTCATATCAACTTGTGAGAAATTCTCACACACACGATACCCGAGACCATTACCCGATACCTTTTATATATATACGTGGTTATCCAATCTTAAATGATTATGGAGTTTGCAAGAAAACAGAATCCGAGTTAGTTAAAAAACAAATTAATCAATCAGCAGAATCATTAGTTGAATTTTGGAATAGCAATCACGGTAAAAACAAATCAGCAGACGTTAAACCTAGTGTTTGGGTCAAGACTGTAAAAGCGAGATTAAAGAACTTCACAGTCGATGAAATTAAGTCAGCAATGCTTAGCGTCATTCAAAGCACATGGCATCAGCAAAACGGTCAGGTGCTAATCAAGAACGCAATCAGCAGTGACCAGCGATGTGATGAAGCAATATCTCGATACCACCAAACACAGCAATCAAACGTATTTCAGGGGAATAACCATGCGAACACTCAACCAGCTAACAACCAGCATCAGCAATTCGACACCAGCACCACAGCAGGGTATGCAGCTAAGCTCGATGCAGATGCAGCAGCCTACTATGCAGAGCAAGCAGCAATCGCCCAGCAATCAGCTAACGGAAGCACTGAGAACGCTTTTTAAGCAGTGGAAAGCATGGTTTAAAAACAAGATGAAAACCCGTGATGATGATTTTGATTGGTCTTTCGATATGGTCCTAGTTTGGGCTCGTTATCTCACCAAGAAAGCAATTACCCAGTCTGAATTCAATAGAGCCAGTGAATTATCGTTTGATCAAGATTGGATGCCAAGCAACGCAAAAGAATTTTTGGCACTGGTACGCACACAGCAAACCAATGAATATCCGTCAGCACAAGCAGCCTTTGATAACGCTTGCTGCCAATGCGGATTGATTGAAGACCGGTATGTCAAACGTCAGTGGGCTCATGTAGTGGTGTTAGAGACAGCAAACCGTATTGGTTGGGGCAAACTTAAAAACGCTGATAATTACTTCCTGAAGACGTTTACCAGTGTTTATGAGCAGGTCGTCACAGAGCATCAAAACGGGGCCACGTTTGTTATTCCTCAGTCACATCAGGTCGAATACGAGCGCACCGTGGTAAAGCCTGGTAGTGAAGCAGATAAGAAGATTAGCGAGCAGTTGGCGCAGTTGCGGAGGGTGGCGGTATGAGCAACTTAGAAAACGACCTAAAACACGCTTTTGCCCTATTGGACTTATCCAACTTTGAATGGCTGGACGAAGAAGAAGCCAAAAAGCCGTTTAAGACTACGAAGAAAGGTTACATGCAAGTACCGCTTAACAAAGAAACATTTGAAGGCATGAAGGCGTCAACTGTGTTTACTGGCCATTGGGCGACACAAGGGCGGCAGGTTATGAAAAAACCACGTTTATTCCGTATTGAAGTCTTTATGTATGAGGTCGGATTTAATAAACCAATACAGGCTGTCGCAAGAATGAAGAAGCCAGACACTGTGCATACGTTATGGAAAGCGATAGGCGAGGCATCCCAATTTATCATGAGTGAGAACAAAAATACTGAATGGGCTGTTGATCGATGCAAAGCAGTGGTGAAAGTGTGAAAACCACAAAGGGCTTAAAAGTATCAGGACTACAAAAAGCGTTTAGTACAAGGACTTATAGCTATCGAGGTCACTCAGGACGAGTAAGGGTAATTGAAGGAAATCCGTATCACGATGACTACGCCAAGTGGGATGATTCGGGTAAAGCGTTTAATCATGATTATGGGGACTTGGTTTTTAAGGAGAGCAGAAAGTGAGTATTGCAAAAATCGGTATCGATACGGGAACCAAGACAGGTATTGCAATATCAGTTGGTGGTTCGCTACAGCGAGTCGACTGCATGACAATCACCAAGGCTATGCAATTGGTTTCTGAATATCCGCCCGGTACCACTAAATTATTTATTGAAGATGCGCGCAAGTGGATTGGATTTAACGGCAAGACCAAAACCACTGATGCGAGATTACAGGGCGCCGGCAGTGTTAAGCGTGATGCCAAGATTTGGGAAGATTGGTGCAAAGAAAATGGCTATCAAGCGGTATTCGTCAAACCGATGGGTAAGGGCCTTAAGAAATCAGCGGAAGACTTTAAGCGTATTACAGGTTGGAAAGGCAGAACGAATGAGCACAGCAGGGATGCGGCCATGATTGTCTATGGCAGATAACGCGGTATAAAAAAGTATATTGATTAATTAAATTGAGGACTCAAAATGACCAACTTACTAGCTAAAAGATTCGGTACCAGTCCACGCTTAGAATTACTCAGCGGTGAATGGTTAAAGCAGGGCATGGGTGCCAAGACCGTTAAGTTTGATATTGGCCAAGGTGGATTGCCTCCTGAAGTAAACTGGGAGGATAAGGCCGCGGCTATTGCATTGATTGAGAGTCGTCACGCTAAAGCGCTGGCGTCTTTGTTGGTATGGGGTGATAACGAATTATGGGACTGGTCAGAGTGCTTTGATATGGTCGTAGAGTATCTTGCGCTTAAGATGTTCGATAGATGCGTCGTAGATGGCCGTGAAGCACCTAGGGGCGGTAAGCATACCTTAAAGGAGTTATCGTCGCTTGTAGCACGTATGACATTGCATTTTGAGCTATATGATTTGTGGACTATCTACACGGTTGAAGGACGATTGTTGTTTAGTGGAATAAAAATGAATGACAGAACTTACAGTAATTATTTCTTATGCTACCAACGCCAGATGCTAAATGACCTAGAAGAGTTGGTCCACTGTATTAATAATGATATTGCCAAGTATAGATCTAACCTAGCAATAAGCTGTGAGCTGGTTGAAAGCATGTAATTATGATGATGTCATTAGTCTGTCACATTAAGAATCTAGTATAGCGTCATACAAATTCTTGATTAGAAAATAGCAGGTAAGATGATGTTAGATATAAAACAGGAAAAAGACATGCAAGTTAGCTCGCAAAGTTTTGACGCTATCATGATGTTGGCAATCACTACGGTTGCAGATGACATTGGTAGTGCGCCTACCGTTGATGCCCCATTATTTGATGAGGCTCACGAAGCTTATTGTGCCGATCTTTTGCAGAATATTGTTGGATGGCAAGAACAGAACAACCGAGCCCGATTATCTAATGCCAACGCTACCCAAACCTACATTTATGCTAAGCGTGAGGCATTGATAAAGGTTGCAGAGACAAGACTTTATAACGCACTGCATCAAAGTGATTGTATTAGTGAAAAAATGATGTAGCAGCATGCTAAACAGGTTGATAGTTTTGAAGGGTTTAAAAAAAGAAAGCAAGGAAGAGCGTGTTTGTCTAAGGATTATTATATAACTTGACCCACGCCGCACTGTAGTGTTATATTTTCTATACTGCCACAAGTATTACATTAGTATAGCTATGCAAGTCCTAAACGAAAGCTAACTCTCCGGTTCTTTCGTTTTTTTATGTTGAGACGAGGCCTTAATGATCCAACGTATAGTTGAGCGCTATTGTTTAAAGCAAGCTGATATTATTAATAAGCTGAAAAAAGAAAATATTGATGCATGCTTAGCTGATAGTGAATTCGCGACTAGCTTGGCTCACCATAGGCGTAAGCAGCGAATCATGATAGCGACGATGAAATATAATACCGCTATCCATTTATTCTTAAGAGATTCGAAGTTTGAAAAAATAGAAGTATAGTGATAATAATGTAAGCCTTATCTAACGATAGGGCTTATTTGTGATTGACATATTTAAAAGTGGCTGCTATATTTCATATAGAGTAACGACTCCTGCGACAGTAGAGGCCAAATGATAGGATTTTTTTGCATTTGACATGGGTACCAGCAACTGCTATATTTATGTCAAGATGTCGATTAGTACGTAGACACCTAACGAATTCCAAAGCCCTGCATTAATATGTGGGGCTTTTTTATGTCTGCTTGACCCATGGCACCCGATAGACTATGATTTTGTCATGCTGGCATTAGTTATAAGTTTGTCTGAAACAATTGTTTTTCAAGCTATACTGAATTATTTTGTTACAGTTATTGGTTGACGTACGACGCACCAAGTAGTATAAATATGTCATGCTTGGAAAAAGATATAAGAAGGTGATTAGTTTATTTGCTAATCACCTTTTTTGTGCCAGTTTATATCTGGTCTATCGTATATAGGTTAAGGCCTAAGATGGATAGGTGGCTAAATTCTTGAAAAAAGGCATCTTGTAAAATGGGACAGTTTAACCTATGATTTTCCCATGATCGAATAGTTATATCAGCTCAGTAATTAACTTTACTGGGCTTTTTTTATGCCTAAGCGATTTGATTGGGATTGCTAGTAAACACAGATAATTTGATAGAACCTTATTTAGCCCACGTTAGTAATAGCGTGGGCTTTTTGCGTCTTAGGGGTTGGCCATGTTTTCTACCTTGGTTGCCAACCCCTTCCTATTTCAAGGTAGAAACCATGAGAGTAGAAACTTATGAGTGATTTAGTGATTATTGAAGAAAATAAAGCATGCACAACGAGCTTAGCTATTGCTGATGGTACAAATAACGAACATCGTGCGGTACTGCAATTGATAAGCAGGCATATCAAGCGTTTCGAGCAATTTGGCACTTTAGAATATGATTCCGCATTTGAAATGCGGAATTCTAAACGATCGAAGCAAGGTCGTCCAACGAGAGTTGCGGTACTTAATGAGTCACAAGCGACATTATTGATGACTATGATGAAAAACACGCCTAGAGTCTTAGATTTCAAAGTTGCATTAGTTGATGCGTTTTTTAAGGCTCGTGATCTATTGATGACCGGTCAAATGGGATTGCTGCAAAAGCATGCAATACTAACGCTAGCTTTAGGTGATGAAAAAGATATCGCAAGTAGTTGCGGTAAAGGCTTGTCAGACTGGAAACGCAAACGTGATGGTCTACAGTACGCTATTCGTGAAGTGGAGCGACAGATACAACCACAATTGACCAATTTTGAATGAGCCGCTTATTAAATTAAAGCGGCTTTTTTATGCCTACGTTTTGCCCGATACCGGAAATCCGATATCGGGCTTTTTTATATCTACGATTTAGCAGGGATGCTAATTATGTGCGAGCTGACTAACCAACAGGCCTATGATTACTATCAAGAGGCGACGATGACAAGCGGTAAAAAATACTGGCTTAACTTCTTACGAGATAGGGCGAATAGAGGTGTGGTCGGAGCGCAGGGCTTTGTATATAAGATTGAGCTTTGTGAGAATAAATAAGTGCCTATAGCTCAGATGGTAGCGCACTACACTGGGGGTGTAGTGGTCAGAACTCTACTTTGACATGGTATAGGTCTATATTTTAACCAGTTTGCCTCCCTTGATTGGACGAGGCATTTTCTTAAGACTGGCAGTGAGATGTACTGTCGCCAATTGCAGAGGTTTACATGTAGAGAAGCAAAGGCTTTGACATGCGCCTAAATTAAAGCAACCACGTAATACCTGCCAGATTTAGCCACTGGTAGCACATGCCAACGAGACACCATCTAGCAGATGACGACTGCGACATACTATGAGTTATCAATCACCATCTTATTTGCATGTGATGAGGATGCGAGTTGATAACACTGCTTGGCTCACTTCGGTGAGCTTTTTTTATGCACGCTGATTGGAGGTGAACATGTTAGTAAGACCAGTACCGCCCAATAACATGCCATCGTTCTTAGCAGCACCCGAGATACACGAATGGTTGAAAGACACGATACTTAATCCTGATCATGAATGGTTTAACCGTGACCATCAGCATCTACTTGATTATGAGTTTCGTGAGATATCTTTTTTATGGGCCCAGGGCGAATACATCAAACAAGGCAAACAAATATTAGGTCAGTGCGAAAAAGTCATGATGATGGCTGGTGGTTGGAAAAAGGCACGTCAAGAAATGTGGTTTGAAGACACATTGGGCGCGGTACCGGATTATCTAATCACTTTAGATGCTAATTATTGCCGCGATTGTACAGACGCTGAGTTTGCCGCATTGGTTGAGCATGAGCTATACCACATCGTACACAAGGTAGATATGTTTGGTGACCCTGCCTTTAGAGCAGACGGTAAGCCGGCACTTGAGATAACGAGCCACGATGTTGAAGAGTTCTTTGGAGTCGTCAGGAGATATGGCGGCGATGAAGCAGTTATTAAAATGGCTGAACTACAAGATTGTGAGCCCACTATAAAATACTAATTAGGTATACCTAGGGATACGAAAGGACAGATATGGCGACTCTTAACAATGGGGTTAAGACCTTTATTGTACAAGGGCTTGCTACCTACATGACCCCCTCAGAAGTAGCAGAGGCTGTAAACCAAGAATTTGGCATTACTATTACACGTCAGCAAGTGGCGAAATACGATGCG